AAGAATGCCAATGTTTACACTGTCGTTAAAGACAGCATAATGCAAAAGGTAAGATACGACTGTAGTGGATTTACCAGTTTGTCGTGGCATCTTACAGATGTTAAATCTGTTGTTATGGAAGTTATTGATTAACTTCTCTTGAAAATGATATGGATGAAACTGTGTTAGACCCTCATCAAGAGAAACAATTTTGATATAATTGTTGGCAAAATAGACAGGATCTTCCTTACACTTCATAAACTCAAGAATTTGTTCTTGAGTAAATTCAATGGCAGTATTTGCTTTTTTTAGATTAGGATTGCCAAGATATACATTATCAGACATAAATTATCAGCAGTTCCAGGCTCTCAGTGATTTATTGATTCTGCTATCGGGATCGTTTGCAGTTTTGGAGGAAGTTAACTTCTTTTTCATTCCTTTCATTCTCGCACAAAAGCTCTTTCTACGAGGGTTCCCAACTTTCTTTGAAGGTCTCTTAAGATCGCTTCCTGGGTTTTCACGTTCATACGACTTCCTACCTTTCTCATTTAAACCTCCTTCTGGATTCTTACCCGACTTTTTTTGCCAGTCTTCCGTATGTAGGAGAGGTTGTCCTGGTTCATAATCGGAAACTTCATAATTCCTTACTTTTCCGCCAGGATAGACCTTTTCAATCTGTGCCTGTACTTCATTTCTTCCAGGAACCTTGACGGATGGGAAGAACATTTGAATAACATACATCTTACCTCTGAAGGTAAGAAATACTCTTACGATTTGTCCAGTCTTTCTAGGAACCTGAACTGCTTCGCCCATTGGTTTTACATAGTTCTTGTCTGGACCCATCTTGCCGGCATCACCACCTTTGAACTTGGGACCACACTCAGAAGTTCCATGTACAGGACACTCTTCACCTTCATGAGTATGATTGCATCCTTTCTTCTCATCAATCTGCTCACCATCATGAATGACTTCATCACCTGCTTTTACGCAACGGTTGTAAGTCTTACCAAACAGTTTCTGGGTTCCTGCTTTCTTGTATCCTTTCCAGCACTTCTTACCTGCTTCACCAAGTAACTTAGATCCAAGACCTTCGGTTGGTTGAAGTGCATCAGGTGTGATGAGATCAGTAAACTCATACTCTGTTGGTTTGTATTCGGATCTCCAATTAGAGAACTCTTCTTTCTTGGTCTTATTACCCCAGTTTTTAGCACCTACCTTACGACACTTAACCAGTGCTCCAGATGCATATGCAGAAGGCCATACAGAGTAACGAGACTTGACCTTATGGTAGCAAGCATCTTTCTTACCTTCTTCGAGGTCGATATCAATCTCGTCACCCACTTCTACATTGTTTTCAGCAAACCATCCACGATTTACTTCTATTGCACACAGAATTTCTCCATCAGACTCAACTGGAGTTTCAACGTTTGGTTCTAACTGCTTGATGCTCTCGATTATACCATCTGCTCTGATGAAGGCAATGTCGAGGGGAATCATAGTATCTCTCATATGGAAAGATTGCTGAGCAACTTCCTCAAATACGAAAAGCATTCCACTGTTCTTATCTAAACTTTCACGGAACATCAATCCAAGATTGAATTCTTTGATGTTGGTTGGAATCTCAACATGGAGAGGTAAGGTTGTGAATTCTTCTTTTATACCTTTTGCCTTTCTTTCATTGTCGATGTTGTGATCTACACCGCCATGTTTAATACGTTGCTTAAGTGTAGAAACTCCATACTTATCTTGCTTATGGCGAACCATACGCTTATAACGATCAAATTTATCGTTACCTTGCTTATCACGCATTTCTTTTTCCAGAATAGTTTCTTCAGTCTTCACGTTAATTGCCTTCCCTTTTCTATCTGGATTTGGATCTTTACGATTCTTACGACGGAATGCTCTCTCCTCTTCGTCCTTGGAGAGATTGCGCTTCATTTTGCTAGAACCGCACTTTGGTTTTGTTGTTTGTCCTGGTTGTCTGGCGCAGGGTTTCCCTGCATATTTGCCACCCAACTGAACCCACCCAGGCTTGCCATCAGAAGACTTACTCTTGCCAAACCAGTCACGCAAAGAAGAATCACCACTTTTAGACTCACTCATCCCTCCACCATTACCGCCATTACCGTTACCATTGGAATGACCATTACCATTTCCATTGCCATTCCCATTCTTGTTTTCATCATCTACAGAATGTCCATTTTCTTTACGAAGATATCCAGCACGACCCACTACCTTAAATCCCTTAGGGATAGGTTTACATTTCTCATCGGTATAGCAGTAATAATATCCTGCTTTACACTTACCGTTCTTAGTCATTCAACTGAGTGGATATTCTTTATTATTTATCAACCATCAAGTGCCACAGTAAGTCCAAGAGACATACCTGGGAGTGACTGCCAATTAGTTCCATCATAAAACTCCATTTTCTTTGTTGTAGTATTGTATATCATTGCCCCTTCATTAAAGGTAGCAGCATCTCTTGCAGTTGTTGTGTATTGTGGCATGTAGAATGCAGTCGCAACAGTTGCAATACCAGTGACGTTCCAATTTCTTGCATTTGCTTCGTCATAAACAAGATCTCCAGTAACACTCAGATTACCAGTGACTGTTGCATTACCATCAACATAAAGAGTTGAATCTGATCTAGCAGTTGTGCCAAGTCCAACATTGCTGGTTGTATGAATACCAACACTATCATCTACAAATTTTCCTCCACCACCTGTAGATACTACCCACTTTCTGTTCTTACGAACATAATTTTGTCCATCATTTGGAGCATCTTCAATACCACCTCCACCAATAGTAGCAATCTGTTGCTGAATTCTATTGATGAATAGACGATAATGACTTTGTAATTGATCGAGAGTTACGAAGTTTTGATCTAGGGGAGTAAGGGGATCATCAGAATTATTTGTTGATGGGTCTCCAGGTAAAGTTGGATTATCTTCTTTTAGTAGGACCTTTTCTAAATTAACTACTTTCTCCAGTAAAGAATTACTTCTTTCTTCAATGGAACTCATTTGTAGTTTTTCTAAAACTACTTTTAGTTCTTCCTGAACTTCCTCAATGCTTTCATTTTGTTTTTTAATATGCTTTTCATTGACGACAAGATCCATTTGAAGATCTTTCATCTGCTCAGAGATATTGTCTCTGAACTTACCTACTTCAGTTTTAAGACTTGCATGATAATTTTCATTTGACTGAACTAAAACGCTTTGAATTTCTCTAAGATCTTCAGTTACAGCTTCCTCTAAGAAATCAAATCTCTTATGATATTTTTTAATTTCTTCAGAATAAGTTTCTAACTTTTCGTTTTCACTAATTTCTCTTTTCTTAAAATCTTTATATAAATTATCATAAGTTTTTGAGATTGAAGTAATCTCTCCTTTATAATCTTCAACTACTGATCTAAGTTCTACAATTTTTTCCTCAGTTTTTTCATGGATTCCACTTGAAATAGATTCAATCTTTTCAGTTAGAGTTCCAACTTTAGAGAGAACTTGCTCTTCTAATTCTTTTACTTCTTTTTCTGATTTAATTTTGTTCTCAATCAGAAGAGTATTGTACTTAGGTATTTCATTCTCAGTAAATTCTTTTACTGTGGCATGAAGATTTTCAATTGTTTCTTGATAAGAATCAATCGCGGTTTTAACCTTCTCTTCAGTTCTTACTTCAGTTTCAGCAAAAAGTTTTTTATACTTTGGAAGTTCTTCCTCAACAAGATTAGATACTGTTGTTACTGTTTTGTTGACATCTTTTACGGTTTCTTTGAATTCTTCCTTGACAGAATTAAATGCACTCTCATTAAGAGTTTCAACATCTGCTAAAACAGTTGTGACCTCCTTATTCACATCTGCTCTAATAGTATCTAAATTTTCTTCTACCTGATCTTTAAAATTGCTAAATCTATTATCTACCCTAACTTCTGATTCTGAAATTAAGTTTTTGTATTTGGGTACGTCTATGTTGAGGAAAGATCCAACAGAGTTAGAGAGGTCTACAAAATCTTCTTTGATTTTATCAACAGTTTCTCCGTTGATAGAGGATATTCTAGAATCAATTCTTGCTATTGATTCTTGCACAAAAAGAAGTTGTGCCATCATAGCACTATCTAAATCTTCTTTTTTAATTAAGTCTTTAAGATCCTCTCTTATTGATGTTATTTCTCCAGTTACACTTTCAACTTTTTCTAAGTTACTTCTAAAACTATCGAAAGTATTTGTAAAATCTGATAACGATTGAATGTGTTTTAAATTATCTTTAAACGAATCAAATGCTTCTGAAACCTGTTCGATTTTTTGTGGAGACGCAGCAGTATATTCCTCTTTAATCTCATCAAGAGGAGTTTTCTTCTTTTCTCCAAAAAAATCTGAAGGCTTCTTTAGTGCCACGTTTAATATATCTCCTGTATTTTATTATTTATTGTCCTCTTTTAATCCATTCTTGAGCATTTTTGCTAGATCTGCTGTAGAACCGACAAAGAGTGCATTATTGACAGTTGATGGTCCTTTGGATTGTTTTTCTTCCTCAACGTCTTTTAGTTTCTTTTGTAAGTCCATTAACTTATCAGTTGCATCAGCGACATTTTTGATTAATTGACCTGCAACTTCATATGCTCTAGGCATTTCACTCTCTTGGGCAAGTTCAAGAATACCATTGATTGCTTCTTGACCTTTTTCAATTATACTGTAAAGATTACCTCTAGTATATTCATAATCTTTTTTAACGTCATCAGTGTTTGACTTTATCGTATCTTTTATATCTTTTTTTACAATTTCCGTCTTGACAATTTCACTTTCAACGTTAAAAGTTTTATCTAATTTAGTAAATTTATCTTCCATAATCAGATAAATCCACCATCAAATCCAAAGTTATCTCCTTCTTCAATCAGAGCACTGTCTACGCCGATTGTGCCAATACTTGGTAGAGTTGTTTCTGTGTAATCAATTCCCTTGACTTCCGCACCACCAACATGCTTTTCTGCCTTTGTATTATCCCTCCCTCTATCAACTGTAAGCTTATTACCAGTCTTGGAACGAACAAAGAGTTCCTCATCACCAATAAAGATGTACTTATCTGCCTTAATTCCAGTAGCGTCTGCAACTTCGATTGTCTTTGCTGTTGCAGTGATATCTGATGCCAGTGTAGTAACAACGTTGTCAGTATAGGACTTGAGTGCCCTTGCTGTAGCAGAATAAGTAACCTCTCTTCTTGTATTGGTAGTATCTGTCCCACTGAGGTAACTGACAGTAGACCTCTTGATGATATCCTTGGATGCAGACTTGGTAGGTCCAAACAGATATGTCTTTGCAGTAAATCTTAAAGTGTAATATAAGACTCTTCTAGTGGTAAAGTCTCCCTCATAATCATCTTGCATTGTGACACTTTCTAGCACAATGGGAACATCTCTTTTCTCTTTAATTTGATCAACTAGTTCAATAGAAAGATTATATGCTGGTTGAAAATATGGTAAAATTTGCTCTACAATTTGAAGTGCATCATCATTTAATTTAGTATAGATGCTTAACTCAAATGCCATGTTATAGGGAACTGGCATGTATGATTTGCGTGTCTCAGTTCCATCATCTTTGTCTTTTGCAACAAATGTCTGAGTGGTGGTTACTTTTCTGCTAGGGTCATAAGTAAGTCCAGTAAACTCAAAAGACATTCTTGGCAATGTAATTGCCATTGGTTTATTCAGGTCTGGAGACTGCTCAATTCTGGCTAAGAATTTTTGAGTAGGACCATATGCTAAAGGAATTCTCACAACGGAACCTTCCTGCTGGATCTCCATAGCATTAAACAGAGTTCCAAAACCAATGATGGTTTTTCTCAGAATTTCGTTGTAAAAGTATTCAAACATGATTAAACCTTAAGTATATTTGAGTCAACAATAATATTATTTATGGCGTCCCAAATGGGTTCTGCTCTGTAAAGTCTAGGATGGCATCTGCTGCATTTTCTATATCAAAATTATCCGCGTATGGATCATTGTTGACAGTCTTATCTATAGTTCTTAAGGCCCTGGTAGCACCAGAAGTTGCGCCCGTCAAAGTTTCACCTGCAGAGAATGTTCCATTAACGCTTGCAATTTCAAGAACGTTTGTAGTGGAGTCCCAAGATCTAACTCTTGCAGTTGCTCCACTTGTCGATCCAGTGACAACTTCATTAAATACAAAATTGCCTGCATTTGAAGATCCTGGTGGGGCGGCAATAGAAATTGTAGGTGCAACAGAGTATCCAAGACCAGCGTTGGTTATGTAGATGTTTGTGATTGTTCCAGCAGCACTTATAATAGAGGTTGCAGATGCTCCAACAGTTGTTACTCCAGTTTTAAATATTTCGTTTGTGAATGAAATGGTTGGATTATTGACATATCCACCACCAGCATTTGTAATTGTAACTACTCCAACTATTCCATCACCAATAGTTGCAGTTGCAGCTGCACCAACACCGCTACCATCAGTTGTACTAAATGTCACTGATGGTGCAACAGTATATCCTGATCCAGGATTAGCGACATCAACTCTCTGAACAGATTGTAGTCTTGGATTTGCGTTGAGATTGCAAACATTAATACCACCAATCATTGTTGCAATACCAACCGCAGTTATTCCTCCAGGAGGTGCAGAAGACACTCCAACGGTCGGAACCATTCCATATCCGCCACCTCTATTCGTAATAGTGAAAGTTCTTACACCACCAGAAGTTATAATTCCTGTTATTGCTGTTGCATTGACTGCATCTCCAACCATCGTGAGAGTCTGCGTGATACCTTGAATGGTATTGATACCATCATCGGTCAATCCATCAGTTTCATCACCCAGTAACTCATTATCAATGTCTTCAATTCCAGTTGCAATGACCTCATCCTGATACTGGAAGAGTTCACAATATAGTTCATAAACATAAAGGTTTTGCAACTGATAATATGGTTTCGCATACTCAATGTCTTTAATTTCATAAAGACGATCATCTAGTGGGAACCAAATTAAATCTCCACCCTTAGGACGAGTAGAAAGTTTTACGTTTGATTTTCCTTGAATCAATGGAGTGATATAATTTTCGTATCTTTCTCTTGATATGATAAGTCGCACTTCATCTTTTGACTCGATACCGAACTTAGACAATACATCACCTGCACCAGAATATGCATCATAGTTATCAACATATGCCTCAATTGGCAAAGCATCATCAAATTTAGATTTTACTACTTCTCTAATGACAGTCTTTTCTGACATGTACTTTCTTGGGATGTAGTATATGTCAACACCATACATCCTCAACTGTTCGTTGATCAGATCCTGAACAAGATTTTGTTCAGAAGAAGTACCTTGAGTGAAGAAAGGATTTAAAACCATCAGCCTATCATGTCAAGTGGGGGCAGTTCGTAGGTACTCGACATTACCTCTCTAATCTTATCTAGTTCCTTTTCTGCATCGTCATATATTTGTCTACCATTCAGTTCAATACCACCTGGAAGTTTAACTCCCTGGAACTTAATTAGATTCTGTCCCCACTGTCTCTTGATGAGTGCTGTCAGATAACGCTTCAGGAAACCATCATTATAAACTCTTGGAAAATCATTTGGATTAAGTAATCTATAGCAATCAATAACCAAGTAATCATCTACACTAACACTTGCCCAGTCAATGTCCAAGTAAAGTCTGTCTTGTCTTATATTAAATCTAATCTGCTTCTGTGTTGTTAATGCAAAGTCGATATCTTCAAGATATCTTTTTGTCATTGCATAAGTTAAAATTTCTGTTGATCCAAAGTAGTAAATATCATTCAAAAATAACTGATATTTAATACTGAACATATTGTTGGTGGTTGTGTTAGAACCATCAAAGTGATATATCTTCGTTACACCTAAAACTTCTGGAGGAACTTGTAAGTAGTTACTGTTCTCCTCAAATGAAAATGATACAGACTGTCCATCAATCGTGGAACTTGCAGTTGTAGTTACGATACCGATAGGGTTGCTTCCACCTCTACCTCTTCCTCTATCAATATCTGCTTGAGTAATTTTGTACTTTAGGAACGTATTAGTTGTGCCATCATAGTCGCGTTCCTGGAACACCTGAAGGGCATCATCAACCAGGTCATCGATCTGCTCATCGGCAACGTTAATCTCCAATACAGGAGCACCTAGTTGCCTCTTACAGTACGCAATTAATTCTGATCTACTTGCTGGTTGAGCCATTTATTCACCAGATTTTCCTATGTGTATTTATGGTGCTGCTGATACTGCAGGAACCACCATTATATTTCCATTTACGAGGGTATAAAAAGTTCCTCCTGCTGCAACTATCACATCGTACATGTATCTTCCCTGCTCCAAGTTTCTGGTTGCAGTGGATCCCAAAGATATTTGCAACTTACCGCCCAATGCACTTGTAATTCCTACAGTAAATGATGTGGTAATTCCAAGTGTTGCTCCAACGGCAACACTTTTAGATATAGCAGCTGATCCAGAGTAATTAGTTAAATCAAACGCAGTATTAGAATTATCAGTTACATTAAATGTGGTATCAAAGTTTGATCCACCGTAAATTGTCAGATTAACCGCATACGGAACTCCTGTATCTGGATCGAAAGTAATATTTTTAGATGCCATCTAGTTATCCTATAATTGCGATTGTTTCCTGCTGTTTATAATATAATTTTGCAAAAGACTTTGCAATATTCTTTAGCATTTCACGATCATCACAACTATCTATCTCAGATGCAATCTTTTGATATGCAAAAGATTTTTCCAAACCCTTTATCTCAATATCATTTGGATCCATTGATTAACTCCTTTAATAGTGACTTGATATCATTAATATCGTCCTTAATACTAGCAACTTCATCTTCAATAGTTTGTATCTTCTGATTCTTTTCATTTTTAGCCTTTCGACTAGAAATATATTGATCATAAGATACTTTATTTACATTAATTATGTTATTTGTTTCAGGATCTCTTGCGAGATCCTTATGACCTTTTTCTGTGTAAACTTCCATATTATGCGAGAGCAATAACTCTAAGATTTCTCATTTGTGGAACCAGTTCTTGACTGGTCGATGTCATTACAATCTTAATTCTATAAGATCTAAAGTTTGGAAGATCATCAATACTAAATACATGCTCTACAAAATCAGTATCAGATGGACCAAATCCTCTCTTGACTGAGGTTGGTACACGGATGTCCGATCTTCCATCATTGTTTTCCTCATTAATCACCTTACCATTAACATCCAAATTTAAATATCCTGGGAATGGTTCAAAGATTGGTTCAAAACCAGGATCTGAACTAATTGAGTAGAATGCTCTAATATCAGCATCCGTAGGAATGTGTGCATCTGCAAAAATCTTCAAAGAGGATGCTGGGTTTTCAAGAGTTATCTCTTTAGAAATATATTGACATGCACTAGGATCATCAAAGAGTGTATTTACTCTAGGATCTGTGGCATAGTCAATTACTTCGGAATTAACTCTATTTGATACTAGATAAACGCTAGATCTCTTCAGTTCAATTTGAGGACTTAACTTAGAGTTAGTTGTTCCTAAGAAAAGTCTCATTTGCATAGATTTATTGCCCTCAATAGAATCTAACTTACGATCTTCATTAACTTTAGAGAATACTGCTCTTGGAGAATCAAGATAGTTGTTAACATTTAACGTAACATCTTCAAATCCCGCATTTACATAAGGAATTTCATTACCACTGATACTTTGAGTAGTAACCGTTCTTATCTGTCCAGATAAAGAAGTTCCTTCAACGGTGACATTGTGTATGGATGGTTTGATGATTTCAAAAGGAATGTTCTTAGTAGCCTTAACATTATTACCACCAGCGGATCTGGAGGAGTTAAGGAATAATTTGGGGAATCCAACTCCAGTCGATCTATCAGCATTATCATTAATTCCGATAGTTCCAAACTTCTCAGACATGTCAAGTTTGATATGATAAGAATCTAGTGTGATTGGATTTGCAATAGTCACGTCACTTAGATCATGAGTTTTATTAATTCTAGCGAGACTTACTCCAGCAAGTTCATACTTATAAACTGGCGTGTCTATAGGATATGATTTTGGAGTCACTCCTCTAGAAATACTTCCACCAATTGTTGATGATGTAGTAGAAGTGTATTCAATAATTTCTTCTCCGATGAGAAGAAGACCTGTATTGGTTGCACCAACACCAACATTTTCAAAAGTAGCAAATCTCTCTCCAGTTCCAGCAGATACTTGAATTGGATCTGTGGATGACTTATCATATGCAGCAGTCAATTTGGTAGGTTTGATATCAGGAAGAACACCAAAGATTCTTACAAAGTTATCGTCAAAGTTCATTCCATGATTTACATGATTTACCTTAATGTGAAGTCCATCAGAGATATTTTGTATTCCATTAGCAGCGATTGTAACATCTCCACCATTTGTACTGTTTAGTTCTCTGTTAATTCCACCATTATCAAAGAAGCGAATAGTTCCAGCAGCTCCAGTGATAAATTCACCTTGAACATTTCCAATTATCAATTGCGATGTATGTCCAATACCATTTAATGTAAATCTTGCATTTTGACCAACACTCAATCCCGCAGGATTTGGAGAAGATGGCGTCGGTGCAGTAGCACTAATGGTAACAACATCACCAACTTGATAACCATTTCCTCCGTTACCAGTAATGGTCGCTGCAATAGCAACTCCATCCTGAATTGTGATGTCTGCTGTTGCCCCTGTTCCATTTCCAGAGATTGCAACTAGATTAACTGCTGAATAAGTCAGACCTCCGTCTGCTGGAGTGTATCCAACACCTGGATTGGTAATAGATAATGTCCCTACAGCACTAGCAGCAACTCCAACTAAGTCACCTTCTGCAATTCTCTGTGTGGGAGTTCCTTGGAAGAAAGTATTACCAAGAACATAACGATTATCAGCAATTGTTGTTCCAAGTCCAACACGAATTTGATTCGAGGTAATATTTAATGGATTTTCCATCAATTTCGCAATCTGCTTATTACCCAGAGCAAGTTCTGGATTATACAGATCTACTGAACCAGACTCTACAAAGTCTGCTCTATACAGAGTAAACTTGAGATCTTCCCACTGACTTGCTTCCCATGTGGAGGCATTTTGAGATTTAAACAGAGATCCAAGTGTTGGTTGGTTGGAGATATATGCATCGGTGAGAATATCATTTTCACCAACTCTAGAAACATAAACACTATACTTATTTGAATTTGAGAGCAAGCAGATAGCATATTCTTTACCACCCTCCAAATAAATTGGAGCGGCAAATTCAAATGTAGTTGCTACACTTCCGTCAGTTGAAGTGTTAACGTCGGCAGGATACTTAACTATTTCAGAAAGATTAAAATACTTAGGAGTTGGGAAACCAGCATCCATTGATCTAATTTGCATTCTAAGTGGTGTATTTTCGTCATCTTTAGTACGGAAGAAGACATCACACTTTGTTATGAACACACCTTCGGGATCAGTTTTCTTATCAACTAAGAAAGATTGTGCCAAAGGATCATACCAACCAACGATAGATTCACTTGTTCTTGGAGCTCCAAGATTTCTGCTGGCAACAATTTCTGTATCAATTGTTCTGTTGACAAGTTCCTCTTCAAATAATTTCTTTTGCTCAATCTTCGCATTTCTAATAGAAAGAATTTGATCTTGAACAGTTTCTAGAACACCAGAAGTTGGATATGCTTCTTCACCGACAGTGGTAGCAGCATCTTGATCATTGTCTGGATCATTTGTCAAGGTGAATACATTTGTTCCAGTTTCAAACGAAGGGTTATCGCGGTTCTCTGGATCGGGAATAAACAAACTTCCTAATAGAGCTGAAGACTTATCAGTAATCAGTCTAACGTTTGTTACTTCTGCTTCTGCGCCACTTGTTTTTCCAGTCAGTTTCATTCCTGTCTGGATATATCCAAAGAAATCGCCTTCTGGTTGATCTGCAAGAGAGTATGTATCTACGTTTAATGTGGTTGATGTAGAAGAATAAACTTCAGGAATGGTTCCGCCAGAAACATAAGGATTATCTGGATAGATCTCTGTTGGGGAATCGTAATCACCTCTTCTGTGATTGGATTGAGCAACTCTAAAGTCG